GAAACTACTCTGGGGTTTTTATGCAGGCCTGGCGATTCTCAAGAGCTCAAAAAAAAAAAGAATTGGTTCGATTATTTCCACAAATTGATATCAGTAATCCTTCGCAACTTAGACAAAGGACAATTTCACCATAGAGAAAAAATAAACACCTTAAAATTAAGAACAAAGTCAAGAAGCGACGCCATGACTTGGTCGTTTACTTACGAGGAAAGACAGGAACTCCTTTCTGCTGGAATAAAATCGGCAGATGATTTTCTTAACCAGGGATTTTTGATAGACGCATATCCTAAAATCGAGAGCAGCACGCAAACCTAATATTTACCCGATATATACGTGGAATGCCACGTTTGTCCGCTATGTTGAGCTGATATCGGCATTGAGAAAGAGTTTAGTTTGGTGTTATTATCATCGCCAGTCATGGCTTCTGTTATGGAAGATGGGTGAGTTTGCGCTAAAACACCATTGGTGACCCGAGCGACCGTAGAGCTAGAAAGCCGCTTCTCTGCGTAATCTGCATCTTTGCTCCGCATATGTGGATTGTTGTTAAAGCTAAAGGCTGAAGCATTTAGAGCTACGGGCGTAGACCTTCCAATTTCGGGATTGGTCTTGAAAGTTACGGCGTCATTCAACCTCTGAGAGCTGTCCATTTTCCACCCAGTCGCTGTGAAGTCAGCGGAAAGTCTCTCTGGATTTACAACATTTCTTTCCAAGCTGCGCTTTCCAGAAGGCAATCTTACGTGCGGGATGTCTGTAGATTTGCTTTCGGAACCATTGATGTGGTACCTGTTTACCGGGACCTGTGATACGGCCTTGGGCGGCGCAAGCTCATTTTTAATCGTTTTTCTATCGACTGGCAACGGTCTCTCGACATCGAAGCCCGCCTTATCCAATCTTTCATTCATGCGAGTCTTGTCGCGATTGCCTATGCTGGTGCGCGTCGCGTAATTCGACGAGTTTTGCTCGGGCTTTAGCTCGGGATTCTTCACTTGCACGTCTTGCCTGCGCGCCATTTGAATTTCCGATTCAAAAGCGCGATTATTGTACGTCAATTTATCGGAAGACAATTTTGAAGGATAATTTATTTTTTCTTTGTTTGTGGGAAGCGCGCCGTCAATTTTGAATACGTGCTGCGCCGACGAATAATCTTGCTTCAGCAACGCCACAGACACCTCGGGGGCGTTGCGTTCTTTGTGGAAATGAGACCCGTTGTTGCGTTCGTGGGCTTTGTATTGGGATTGATTCGCGGTCGGCACCGCGGCGTAGGGCAAGTTTTGGCTGCGCAAATGAGGGGGCAAGGCTTGAAGATTTTCCCCTTCTTTCTTCAACGGGTTGTTATCAAATCTGACGGGCACCCGACCCACTTTTATCGTATCTGGGATTTCTGCAGTAACTCTATTTGTCGAATTTAGGATATTATTGGCCTGGTCGATGGTTTCTGAATTTTCTTTGAGCTGAGGCGTCCTGTTTTGATCTGGCAACATCCTGGCGTGATGGTCTGATTGACTTACGTGCCCGTAATCGGCAGCATTTGCTTTGAGATTATTGACGCCGTTAACGGTTTGCTTGTGTCTGATGGACGGATGCAAACCGCCCTTAAAATATTCCGCTCTGTGTGTTCTGTCGCCGTAAGCACCGTGTGGTCCCTCCTCGCCCATCATCATTGAAGGAGTAATATCGTTGGCATGTAAAGTCGTTGGTTTTAGAACCTTGGATTGACTTCTATCGTTGCCCAAGAGAGGATGCGAATTAGAGAGTCGAATCGTAGATAAACCATTGCTTTGCAGCTTATTGAAATTTCTTCCGTTGACCGTGCGATCAGGAAGTGGGAGCTTTGCAAGTTGCTCGCCGCGCGCCTTGGGCACGTGCTCAAAAGTCTGATACCTTCTCACGTTCTGGATTGGTCTGGAATCGGGTTCCGGTGGATCAGCTATGTAAGATTTAATATGTTGGCCGGTCCATTCGTCTATGCCATCATACTTTTTGTCGTGAGAAACTCGCATGGCCTGAAAAGAATTGTTTAGAGACCAAAGTGACGAATTTTGCAAATTAATTACATCTGAGTTGAGCGGTCTAGAAGCAACGGTATCGTCTATTTTCGAGAACTTATTTAGCAACACTGTGTTAGGAACGTCTTTGTTTGTATCTTCAGCGATTATTGAAGCAGTAATATTTTGGCTTTCAGATACAACTTTATTCAAGAATACCATGTCTTATTATTATTTTGATTATATTTTTTTGGGGAATTTTAACAGACTTGCCTTGACTTCGTGGTCGCAAGTGCCCGACTCAAAACAACATGGTTTGTAATTGAATTTGGTCTTTGGTGTTCCTCCGCCAGACAGACCATTATCTAATCTGATGCTCGCGTTTCCGATTCGGCGTCTTACTAATTCTGGCTTCAAACTTACGATGTCGATGCAGGTTTGAGCTTCTTCCCGTGTTTTGAAGGTGACGGTGGCTTTTTTGTTTTGAAAGAGTTGTATGGATTTAGGTTCAAACATTCTGAAGAGCTCATCCAAATTTTCAATTTTTTCATTGAAATTCGATATTATCAAATTATACATTCTTTTACCTATACGTAGCATTTTTTTTAATACGTCTACAATTCAAAAATTTTTTTGAGTTACCAATTCAACATATGATGAATCCTCAAGAAAATGAAGAGGATATTATTGAATTAGATCAGCCCAACGAAATAAACGACGACATGCTGCAACAACTTCACAAAGCCGGGCAAGAAATGGCTAAGATCGTCGACGACACAATTTCAGAGATCGAAAAAGCCAACGCGCAGGAAACAGATTACGTTTACATCAACACTGATAATAATCCACCAGAGGTGAGACGCGTCAAAGGTGATTCAGTTCCGGAGCTGTGGGACAGGGTCTGCGAAGCAAGAAGCACGTCTGAAGACGCAAAAAATAGCGTCACTATTGTGACGATTGCGGACAAGCGCGTGACAGTCGGTCTCGCGATTTGAGAAATTTATCCCATTCGCAACGTAACCTCGGAAATAGTATTTTGAAAATGATCTTCGCACTTTTCGACGATCGATTTTAGCCGTTCTTGTACCTGTATTTTTTCTGCTGAAGTTATTTTTTTAGCGAACTGTTCGCATAACTGCTTAATATTAGAAAAATACGTTGACGCCTTTCGCAGTTGCAAGGGCGTTACTTTTATCGATTTGTTATGCACATATTCGCTCAGGTCTAACAGAGAGTCTACTTTATTGCAAATGCCTACAAATGAAGAATTATCATACAAAGAAAATTTGTACAAAAACAACAGGTCATCGAAAAGCTCGTAATTCTGTTTTTGGCGCAGCTGCTTCAAATTTACTGGTAGCAAATCTCCAGATTGTTTCAAAGAAGCTTTGCTTGAAATATTTACAAAACTTCTGTTGTCATAATTTGGAGTTTTTTTGCTTAAGCTTGTGTTTTTTCGGCTGTTGTCCTTGCTTTGTTCTGATATAGGAAAGCTATGTCCGCTGGTTGCCGTTTCGCTTGAATTTTTTGGCAGCTTTGATTTTTTTTGTCTTTGGATTGTCCATCCGATGTATCCTCCAGACAAACCTCCGAGAGCCATGCCAATTCCAGTACTCGTTAGTATTATTTTGCTGCTCATACCTTTATTTTTGAAATTAAAATATAAATGTTCATTGAACGCAAACTAAAATAATTTACAATATAAACAATAAATGGTAACATGGAAAATGTGTTCGAGGTTAAAGATATTCCGCAAGAGTGCAAAAATTACAAAATTTTGAGTCGCGGTGTTGAAAATGAAAACCAAGTTACTGAGGACGTGGAAAAAATAGAGAGCCGGCTACAGCCCCAAAATTCGAATCAGAAATTGTCCTTTGATACTGTACCAAAGATCCAACAAGCTTTTTATAAAGTCACGTACGGAAAGCAATCGTTTTTGACTCACAGGCCATATAATAAAACAGCATCTTCAAATTTATGGCATATGACAACGCCACCCGGCTGGGAAACCAGACATTTAGATTGCTACAACTGCGGCTATCTGCACACGCGACGCGTATGTCCTCTTGTTAAATGCCACATTTGCTGCACTTTCGGCCACAGCCAACACGTTTGCCCTGTCAGGAGAATCAGAAACAAACATCAACAAAATAGCAATTACGTGCGTTTTCAAGGTTAAATTTTTAACATGGTCTAATACTAAACTAGTAAAGACCCAAAAAATGGACTCAGATGATGATCTTTGGAACGACGAAAACTACTCCGACGACGATTTTCAAGAAACCACAGATGTGAATTTGCTTTACGAATATATTGAAGATTGCAAAACAGACGACTTCATACTAGAAGCATTAGACGACAGTTTTTTGTGGAATTTGTATTCAAGCGATTTTGATTTTTACGATAAAGAATTTGATTACGAACTAGAAATTCAGGCTCTAATTATAAGGCACGTCATTTAATGTGTTTTTAATTTTTTTTGTATTTGTAATATAAAAATGGAAGACCATGTAACCAAAACTATTAATGCTCACAAAAATGAGATGCAAAATCGCGATCGCTCAAATATGACAGACGCTATTACAAAAGCTAAGTTTTTACCAGGGGAATGTTGCGCAAAGATGCAAAAAGCACAACCCAAATGGGTTGTGGTATCTAACGAGGACGGCGGCGACGAGTCAAGCATCGCCACTGAATTGTCAAATTCAAAAGTGGCGTGGTCTGTGATGATGCGTTCCTAGTTTTAGTCTTTTTTTAAGTTATATTTATCAATAGCATGTTACCCAGGGTTGTGGGAAGTTCTCTTTTGCCGGTGTGCAGAGATAAAAGATGGGGCAACGTTTATTTCTTGCTTGGTAAAGAAAGGCGGCATCCAAATTGGGAAGACGCAGATAGTTGGGCAGATTTTTCGGGAAGTACCAAAATATTAGACAACGGAACTTTTGAAACCCCGGAACAAACAGCATCCAGGGAAGCTTGGGAAGAAACCGCGTCAATCGTAAAATTTACGGAAACTGATCATCATTTACCGATAGAAAGTCCGGGCAAACTATTAGACGACCTTACAAATGGAAATTTTATTTTTAAAATTGAATTCGATAGAGGCAACGGAATAAAATACGTGACGTACGTCTACGAGATCCCGTGGGATCCATCGATTCCATCTCGATTCGCTCATCTGATGAAAGTTCTTACGCAAAGATTTCCGCACACGAGAGCAACCGAGGAATCTCAAAGAACTTCTAACACAACTTTGCGAGCAATGTTCAACGACCGCACGCACCCTAGCATCAATTCAGTCAATGGATTCTGCGACAGAAGCTTTACAGAAAAAGCTGCAATTAACCTATTTGGTATTCCTAATTTGCAGAAAGCTATAGCTAATGATGGGTTGTTAATAGATAAATTTGGCAAAAAGGAATATTTGCGATCTAGTTTTGCAAATAGGCTAGTTGTCATAATGAATCAGCTAAATTACGCCACTATCGCGCCCCCAGTCTATATTAAATATGAGGAAAAAATTGAAGAGGATACAAAAAAAATTTAGGCGTCAACGCTAGTATCGTCATCCGAATAATTGTCGAACAAGATGTTACGTTGGGTTTTGTAAATATTCACCATGCACGTCGCTTCGGTTATGTGTTCGCGACGCTTTCTTTCGTTGTTTCGCAACTTCTCTTTCGCTTGTTGGAGTGTGCGAACCATGTCTTGCTCTATGATTTTTTTATTCTGCATGCAATAATCAATAATGTTATACTGAACTAACCAAACCATGAAATTAAGCTGCCCGCACGTTGTTTCTATCTTTTCCGGGGTACCTTCTTTTGAAATCAAGACAAAAATGCGGGATCTTCTTCTAAACACGTCAAAGTTTTTTCGACGCCAACATTTGAGCCACTCTCGATAAGAGTGATGCAAATTCCACAAGACTTGGTGCCCGGTGTTTAGCGTTACGCGATAACATACCGGCTTTTTTCGAGAATAATTTACGCACAAAAAATCAATCAGACGCAACGAAATAGAATGTTTTCCCTCAATCAGTGGTCTTATGGTGTTTTTTATATCTTGTATCGATAGCAGGTTGACTATTTGGCGCAGACGTAGCTCTTGGGTAGTTTCGATACTTTCCGAATCTACCTCAATTATTACGTCCTTTGACAGCGAAGTTATTTGCATATTTCAAATAACCTTTGAAATTTGCCCCTCTCTTTTTTTTTCGTCTTCTAGTGAAATTGGAGAATACAAATTCTCAGGCGGTGGATAAGACCACCACGTAATTTGTTCGTATTGTCTGGGCACTTCCTTTATCTGGTGTTCGACCGATGCCACGTAATTGAAGTACCATTCTGCAAATTCTTTCTCTGATTTGTAAATAATTTCAAATCGGGGTCCAAAAAAAGCAAATTTGTTTGTTTTGATGTCCAACTCCTCTCTCCAAATTTTTTCGTACAGGTTTATAGATTCTATGTATTTCTCCTTGTTATGATTGTAGGCATAGATGTTAGAGTTTGTCAGTGCGACTTCTTTGCGAATGAAATTTGCTAGCGATGTCACAATGCTTGGATCGTGGTCGGCAACGCAAATCTCTTGAAACTTTTGTTGCAAAGCAGAGACAGTTTTTGTGTTGTCGATAATTTCTTGTCTCAATCTTGTTTCGTGCCTGACTACGGCGCGAGCAGTTCTTTGCAATACGCGCGCTTGTTCTTTCTTGCGCCCGCCGCGGCCTCTGATTTTTTTTTGATTGACCCTCATGGGTTCGTGCGCAATTAATAAATAACCGGAGAACATATTAATATGTTATTCTCCAGTTTGAGATTCGGGCCGTGTACGTGATCATCATCCACTAGCGATAGCCATTTAAGATAATATGTTATGTGAGCAATGTGAGAAAAGGATAGAGGGCGCGGTGTACATCGCCAAAAGTGACAATTGTTGGGGTTTTTCATCAAAATGCCAATCATGCTTTAATTCTCCCTGCCGTCCTCCAAAAAAAATTGAGAAAAGTACATCTGACGAGCCCGTCACGCCAAAAAAGAAGAAATTGGCGCCAAAAAAAAGAATCTATATGAGTAGTGATGGATTGAATGCGGAATTAATCTATTTACACGAGCGCCTTGCCGCCAAGACCCATGATGTATCTGAAAATGTTGTACGAGTACGCGAGCACGAAGATTGACACGCGGTTGTTTGAAAGGTTCTCGCCGCCAGCAGACGCCGCCGAGTTATCGGCGAAGAGCTGGTCGTCGAGCTGGAGCTTGATCTTGGTCGAATCGATGCGAGCAAGGTTGGCGAAGCCGACCGCCTGCAGAGGATCGGGGCCAAGAGGGGACAATGAGAATGAGAAGCAGTACACGTACTTGCGGCCAGACATTGAGCCCTTGGTGTGCATGGGAGGGTGCGTAAGGTGCTGGTTCATCATGAGCTTGCGGTGGTACGACTCGTGGAGCATGTTAGCGCCGATGGTCGCGGGGCCGCCGGAATTGAGGCGAAGCGAGTTGAGCTCGATCGACGCGGCAAGGATCGCGGGAAGGGGCACGCCGGTGACGGGCTCGGTGACACCAGCCCAATCGAAGTGACCGTTGCGGAACTGCGTAGTCGCGGACTGCGCGCCCTGCGTCGCTGACGCAAGAAGCTTGTGCTGCGACTGGGCGACCACGAAGATGGCCGCGGTGGGGTGCGCGAAAGGAAGCGAGATATCGATCGTGCCCATCGACGACGACGAGTACGTGGTCTCCTGGGTGTCCCAGCACGTGATGACAGTCTCGAAGGAAGCATCCGAGTACAAGACGCGCTCGTCGTCCGAGAGGTACGCGAATGATACAAGAACCTGCCACTTGAGGTCCGAGAACGCAAGGGTGTTGACCGAGGTGGTTGAGCTTGAGACGAGCGCGAGGCGACCG